ATTCCATCCTTCAGGTTCTGAGATGCTCATTACTATTAATAGCATTTTTTAACATGTGTTCTGTCGGATTCTGGGGTTCCCAACTATCCCAACGATCATAGGCATCGTTTATTTGGATAAATGTCACGTCGTTTCCTGAGTATCTCTCAAATGACGGGCATTCATCATCAGAAACAACTTCCATTTCTTCGTCAGATTCCTCTTCTTCATCACCCTGATAGATTTCAGGGAACATAGAACCTGTCGTCTGACCAACTGTGTGCATAACACAGTATTTCATTGCATATTCCATATCTTCTGGGAGAAGTGTATCTCTCCCACAGGCTTTGGAATATTCAGCTGCGAGTAATACAGCCTGTTCTAGAACGGGTAGTAAGATATTGGTCATAGTTTCCATGTATTGCTCTGCCATTCTGTCACCGGCATCACCGAAGCCAGTTTGCATATTCATCTTTAGTATTTGAGATCAAAAATAGTTTTCGCAGTTCCCTCACCTACACGGAGGATGTTATAGTTTATGGCGTATACTCGAACCTGTCTTGAATAACCTGTACATGGGTTTAGACTTAGGTTTAGAATTTGTTCTTTCACGAGACTGAAATTATTCTGTCCAGTTGGATACCATTCTTCTGGTTGTAAAGCGAAACTGTATGAATAGAAACGTCTAATGAGTTGGGTTTTTGAGTGATGTATAGCGGCCTGAACAGCCTTAAGAAAAGTCATAGTCCCAGTGTCCTTGGTAATGATTTCTTGACCATCGAGAGTAAGTGTGAGATGATCCAGATTTTCCCAAAGTATATACTTATTCCCAGTTTCTTCGAGTATACCATCATAATCAAATGGTGTAACAAACTCAAATTCGTCTGTTCCTACACTACCCTGACGCTGAATAACAAAGTATAGTTCTTTCACTGGGTTTACAAAATCTAGTTTAAACTGTCCTGTATTTACACCCGAAGCGATATCAAAAACATTCTGTTGAATTTGTGTGATTAGGTAATCTCGCCTTGATTTTTGCATTTTAATTCTTTCTTCACAATCTACATGTACAACTTCTGCACAGAGTTGGAAATCCTTAATTTTTGGTGTCTCTTGTGAAATATCAGCTTTATTTCCATTAGTTTGAATAACAATCTCCTGTGCAGTCCTTAATTTGAATTCAACTTCAACTTCCTGACGGTTTATAGCACATAGAGGTATTGCAAGTTCTGGGTGATTGTAGAAGTAAAATGGTAAGTCTACAAAAAAACTGATATCTTGTGTATTTCCCAAAGCATTTCTGGCAACAATCAAACGGTTTGAAACACGTCGATGCGCTGTTCTCTCTGGAAACTTACCAATCAATTCTTCAAGTGCTATTTGTTTTGTTTGGGTAACAAAATGCTCCGAATATATTTGGAGCCAATCACTTGTTAGGCGCTGAATAACCTTACCACCAATGATTAGATCTACATGTTCTATGAGGGCATGTCCAGCCGATTCTTGATAACAAACCCCTGATGTGGTGATACTAGGTAAAGTGACCTTTAAACTCAGAGTTTTCAGTAAATCACCTTGATTTTGGGGGATTTTAAACTTAACAATACTACCAAAGTCAGCTTCATTCTCTGGGTCTAGATCCACATATTCATTTGAAAAGTTTGTGTGTTTTTTAAAACTTTCCAAAAAATGACTATAGTCTGGGTCTAACGTAAAGAACTTCTCTTGAGGCCCTGAAGACATCAACTGAAGTTCACCAGCCATTACTACTATATCAATCTAAAATTTTAAACCAGCTAATCCACTGTTAATTCTCAATACGTTATAATTGACAGCATACACACGTGTCTCACTATCACTATCTGCATATTTGACATTATTGTTCGCATCACGTAGACCCTCAATTGTTATCTTAAATAGTTTGTGTGATATACGACTCATATTAACCTGTCCAGTTGGATAATAGACCTCTGGTTTAAGCGAGAATGAGTACATACCAAATTTACCTGGTCCAAATCTACCAGCAACCCCAAATGGGGCACCAGGTGTAATTGCACTAGAATTCGGTGAATTTACATGGTGGTTTAGGGATTGTTCGTATCCAAGAAACTTTCCATCTCTATTGAACACTACTTCATTATTGAAACGGAGTTCGGTATTTATTATCGTATTGAATTCAGTTGGATAATTGTTTGCAAAAGCTCTATCGGATTGTGATACGAAGAAAAGTTCTTTGACTGGATGTTTGAAGTTGAGCATAACTGATTTTGTATTATCACCAGCTTTCATCTTGAATTTAGACATTTGTACCTGTGTAATGAGATAATCTAACGGTCTCGACTTTAAGAAATTACTTTCATCTGGGGATACATAGACAAACTCTGTATCCATCGAGAACTTGGGAATCTCTGCAACATCACCCGGGAAAGATCCACCAAATATGAGTTCTTTTAAAGGTCTGAGTTTAATTCTAACTTCTACAACTTGTTTAGTTAGGGCACACGTTGGTATAGCTAAGGATGGATTTCTATAAAAATAGAATGGTAATTCCAAGAAATATGTATAATTTGTACCAGAAGCATAACTCAAAATATTACCATGTCCATTTAAAAAGTATAGTGTTTGATCTATATCATCACTTGTATTGTACAGTTGTTGATGCATGTAAATGTACTCTCCTGTGAGTCGTTCAATAGGTTGCCCCCCTATAAGAAGGTCTGCATGCTCGATTAAATGAGTTATAACAGACGGACACCATATATTGTTGTTTGCACCACCGCTGTCAGGTGTTGGGTCTTTGAGAGTTATTTTCAACGTAAGGTTCTTAACCAAATCACCTTTATCACCAGGTACTCTACATGTAATGGTTTTATCGAAATCTATATCTCCATCAAATTGACTCTCAACATAATCAAAAGCAAATTTTGAATGTCTTTTGAAGTTTGTTAAAAAGTATGAAAACTGTGGTTCACCTGTGAGCCATTCATCTTGGACCCCAGTGGCAGCAAGTCTCAGACGACCAGCCATTCCTACTGTATATGAGTAAAATTTTGTTAAATAAAACGAGACAGTACAATAGAATGAATCTTCAATTGAGGAAATTCAAACCCGAGACAATTACAGATGACAGGGTGTGTGTTTTCATAGGTAAGCGTAACACCGGTAAATCGACATTGGTTAAAGATATCATGTATCACAAGAAACATCTCCCAGCGGGAATTGTACTCTCAGGAACAGAAGAGGGTAACCATTTTTATTCCGAGTTCATCCCAGATTTATTCATATACGGTGACTACGACAGAGATGCTATAGAGAGAGTTATGGCTCGACAGAGAAAGTTAGTGGGTGGGGGTAAAACCAATTGTGGGGCGTTTATGCTTCTGGATGACTGTATGTACGACTCAAAGTTTCTAAAAGATACGTGTATTCGACAGTGTTTTATGAACGGTCGTCACTGGAAAATCTTCTTTATGTTGACAATGCAATATGTGATGGACTTACCACCAGCATTGCGAGCCAATGTAGATTACGTGTTTATCCTCAGGGAGAACATTATTCAAAATAGAGAGAAACTTTACAAATCTTTTTTTGGTATATTCCCTTCTTTTGATATGTTTTGTAAGGTGATGGATGCCTGCACGGAAAATTATGAATGCCTCGTGTTAGATAATACGGTAAAATCTAACAAGATCCAGGATTGTGTATTTTGGTACAAAGCAACTGTTAGAAAGGGTTTCAGGGTTGGGGGACCGAGTTTATGGAAACTGCATCAGAAGATGTACAACCCAAAACACCTTCAACAGAGGGAGGATGACGCTAAGAAGGCCACTAAGAAGACAAACCTCAAAATCACCAAGACAAAATAGGTGCGTCCCGTTATTTGTTCTAAAACATATTGGTATATTAAATGGCTTCTGATAAAGTGTATACCATGAATCTTTCAGACGACGGAGAAGGAATGGTCCCCATTAGTCAGAATCAGTCCACATCTTTTATAAAAAACGAAGCGCAAATTCAACCTGAAAAAAATGTGAGTCAAAGTAAAGAGACGATGGATTCTACTCCCATTAACGATATTATGATGGAACCCCCTATGATGACCGATGAACCCAAAATGCAGGGTATGATGCCCCAGATGACTGCCCCCCAGCCTCAGGGAATGCACGTGCAACAGGCTGAGAAGCCCGCCAGTAAGAACCCTATGAATCTCACCGACGAACAAATGACCGCTCTTCTCGTGGCGGCGTGCACAGGTCTTGCGGTGAGCAAGCCCGTCCAGGACAAGTTGGCGACTTCTATCCCCAAGTTCCTTAACGAACAAGGGGGTAGGAGTATGGTTGGCCTCGCGACTACCGGTGTAGTAGCCGCGATTGTCTTCTATTTCATGAAGGACTATGTAGTCAAGCCTTAAACAGGCCTTTCCCAGCCCATATTACTATAAATAGAATTATCAATTCCAGAATAATACGTACCCAAAGCACCTAGAGCAAACGTTCCCGCTAACAAGGCACTCAATTTAAGTTTCTTGTTAACGTCAGCTTTATGATCAGTCATAGCTTTCTTTGTTTCAGATGAAATCTGATTGATGAGAAAGGTAATAACTAACGCGATGAAAGTCGTGGAAAGGAAAAATACTCGGTCTACCGCGAGACGTGGGATGTTACCGATGGCGAATCGAATAACATTAGGTATAATGACAGTAAACCATATGAGGTTTAAATGGTAACTCTTGGATATAAGTGGTACGAGTGTTACGACGTATAGGAGTATCCAGTACGCGATGGCCGTAATCAAAATGTTTACCGGCGTCTTCATTTAAACTAAACTGAGATTATTTATCCTGAATGTGCTGACCACA